TTTAGACAAGGAACAAATGAAAACGTTTCTAGATATATAAGAGTTGAATTACATAGTGATTTTGATACAAATGTTTCCGCTGATGCTCTACCTTTTGGTGTTTTCGGACCAATCAGGCCAAAAACACTCTCTGGCATCGCAACAACAATTTTTGATGGAGCATCAACCGGTTTAATCGCAGCAAATGGATTTACAGTGGCGCCCGCCGTAAATTCGACGGCTTCTTTGAGTGTTTTAACTAATGTTAAATTATCTTTCCCAGCTACCCTGACAAGAGTTTCTTCTTCGGAGGATGGTTTATCAAATTATAAGCAAGCTAGCTTTGGATTTAAATCCACAAAGTCTACTTCTTCTTTTGTGTATGATGTGGGAAATGTTGATATGCTAAGATTGCCAGCAGCAGACTTAGCTGGATTTAGAAATGGAATTCCAAGCTCTAATTATGAGTATTCTTGGTATTTTACTTTAGATGAGGTTGTTCAAACAGGTTCCGGCTCTAATATAGCATTTAGCTATGTATCTGGATCTAGAACTGCTGGAAGCGCGTATACAGCAACTGGTAGCCAAACTTATGTTAATCTTTTGAATACAATACAATTAAATTCGTTCTGCTCGCCACTACAAGGCGGATCTGATGGATTCAATGTTTTTGAAAAAGAACCATTAAGAAATACAGCTATATTTGATGGCGCTACCGCACAAACTAGTTATATATATAATACATATAAGAGAGCTATAGATACAATTAAAGATCCAGAATTTATTGAAACAAATGTTGTTACTATTCCGGGATTGGCTCAAGAGTCTCTTACGCTATATCTACTACAAACAGTAGAAAATAGAGCTGACGCATTAGCAATCATAGATATATCTGCTGATCAAAATAACAGAGCGTCTTATGTAACTCAGTATGAATTGACAACAGGTATCACTAGTGAAAAAGATAGAATTTACGATGTTGATGATGTTGTTTCTAAAGTAAAATCTAGAAACTTAAACACAAGCTATGGAGCGGCATATTATCCATGGGTACAAGTTGTTGATGACACAACTGGTAAAGTTGTAAATATGCCCCCATCTGTAGTGGCTTTGGGTGCGATGTCTTATACAGACAGTGTTCAAGCACCTTGGTTTGCCCCAGCGGGATTTAACAGAGGAGGTCTATCTCTTGGAAATTCTGGATTAACGGTTGTTAATTCTGTCTATAGATTAACCTCTCAAGATAGAGATAGATTATACGAAGTTAATGTTAATCCTATTGCTTCTTTCCCAGCAGAGGGGCTAGTAATATTCGGGCAAAAGACTCTACAGGCAGTGCCAAGTGCTCTTGATAGGATTAACGTCCGTAGGTTGATGTTGTTTGTTAAGAGAGGCATTTCTATAATTTCTAGAGGTATACTATTTGAACCAAACGTAGAAGCTACTTGGAATAACTTTGTTCGTAGAGTTCATCCTTTCTTGGCAGAAGTTAAATCAAGATTTGGTATTACAGATTTTAGAATTGTATTAGACTCTTCCACAACCACACCAGATTTGGTTGATCAAAATATTATGTATGCTAAGATATTTATCAAGCCAGCAAGAGCAATTGAATTTATCGCAGTTGACTTCTTTATTACAAATACTGGCGCTTCGTTCGCAGATTAATAGGAGATTAGTTTATGGCTAAACAGGCACCTTCAATTCCAATTTGGGCAGCAGATGCGGCGGGATTAGATCCAAAAAGATCACATAGATTTATTCTAAATCTTTTAGGAGTACCCTCTTACTTTGTTAAAACCTCAAAGGTTCCAGGGTTAACAATTAAAGCAGACGCAAACCATATGTTTTTGGGACATAAATTTAAATTTCCAGGATCTGCAACATGGGATGATTCTATAGAGATTTCATTTGTTGATACAATAGATTATAATATGTCACAAAAATTTGTTGAATATATAAGATCCGCTGGGTATATTTATCCTTCACAATGGAGCGAGGCTTCGGATAATCAACAATATTTTAGAAAAACAGTATCAAAAGCAAAGTTTCCATTTAAACAAATGACTCTTGATAGAATTGATGCTGATGGTAAAATGTACGAGCAGTGGGTTTTAAATAATTGCTTCATCAGTAAAGTAACTTTTGGTGATCATGGATATGATAAAGAAGAACTAATGAACATGACAGTTACAATAACTTACGACTGGGCAGAACTAAGAGATGC